CTGAAACCAGCACCGGTAACTGCGCGTGCGGCAAAGTCCCCGTCGTCAAATCCGATGCAGACACCGTCACGTTGCTGCTCAAAGCATAGCCATTGACGGTCGTTGATGTACCTACCGCGCCCAGGTTGGCAAGTGCACCCGCCGCCGTGGTTGCGCCCGTGCCACCGTTGGCAACAGCTACCGTCCCTGTAACATTTGCCGCTGTGCCCGTCGTATTCGCCGCATTACTAGGAATATCGCCTGAAACCAATACGCGGAAGCTCGGCGCTCCGCTGCCGCCTGTCGGACCCGCAAAAATATAGTTCTGCGAGGTGCTCGACGCGCCCGTGCCGCCCGACGCCGGAAGCAATGGCGATCCAAGCGTCTCACTGCCAGCCGCGAGGGTGCCTGAGAATGATGCGCTGGTGCCGGTGAGTGCGCCGGTCAGATAGAGTATGCCGTTGATGTATGTGCCCACTGTTGCGGTGTTGCCCAGCGTTGTTGTGTTGCTGCCGTTCCCAACTGCTCCAGCACCGATGACGATTTCATTGGTTCCGTTGTCGGCTTTGGCTTGGGTTCCGTTACCAATAAAGATGCTGGTCGTTGGGTTCGTCAGGCCGACCGCGCCGCCTGTGATATAGCGTCCGGCACTAAACCCATTCGCGGTGTTGCTGCTGCCCGTGGTGTTGGAGAAGAGGGCACTAACCCCATTCGCGGTGTTGCTGCTGCCCGTGGTGTTGGAGGAGAGGGCACTAACCCCATTCGCGGTGTTGTAGATGCCGGTGGTGTTGGAGGAGAGGGCACTAAACCCATTCGCGGTGTTGTAGATGCCGGTGGTGTTGGAGGAGAGGGCACTAACCCCATTCGCGGTGTTGTAGATGCCCGTGGTGTTGGAGGAGAGGGCACTAAACCCATTCGCGGTGTTGTAGATGCCGGTGCCAGTCAGATTGCCCGCTCCCCCAGAGTAGTAGTTATATAGCGATGTCTGCGATTGGAGAGCGGGAACCCCATTTAACAAAACACCGCTTGAACCGATAGTTGTAGGTGTTGTCGTGCCAGCCACGACATTGCCTGAGAATGATGCGCTGGTGCCGGTGAGTGCGCCGGTCAGTGTGCCTCCAGAGAGAGGTAGATAGCTCCCACCTCCAGACCCACAAGCCGCTCCAGCATCTGCTAGTGTGCCCGCTGTATCTCCAAACTTTACGCAGTCATTCAGCGTGGTTGTTGTTGGACCCGTTGTAATTCCCGCGCCAGTCCCTGACAATACCTTGCTGCTTGTGATTGTGCTGGCCGTGGCCGCAATTGGAATCTGTCCTGCTGTCATGCCAGAGATTCCACTGGATGTGTTTATGGCGATAGGGGATTGAGAAGTAACCCTTCCGTTAGAATCCGTTGTGATTGCGCAGGTGTGTGAGGAATCTCCGCAGTTTCCCGGTGATGAGTTGACTACCTTCAGTGTTGCGTTTGCCGATCCTGTTCCCGGTCCGGCAAGAACATCTCCCGTCAACTGCGTTATTCCTCCGCTAACTCCTAAGACTAACTCCTGCTCAATCTCTGTCACCTTATCTAAACCGCTCTCAATATTCGCATACATCACAGGCATATATGGCGTGAATTGCGTCAACTGCGTAATTGGTGTAACCCTTTGCAGAACAAGAATCTGCGCAGCGGGGCAGGCTGTGTTCAGTGTGACAGAGCCGCCATTGGCGTAGGAGTTATTGACTGGAGAAATCGTGTAGGCAGAAGAAGCCAGAACAGTACCGTTCTGCGTCACCGTCATAGCCGCCGCCGTGTCAATCGGGAAGGTGAACGGGAAGGGGCCTGTGCTTCCTGTGCAGACGAAAGAAGCGCTAGTAGCGGTGCCGGTTACAGTCGCATGGGCCACGACCGGAGACAGTAGCAAAGCGCACATCAGAACGATTCTGTTTTTCATAGTCAAAGCTCCTCGATACCCAAATCCATGCAGATGCAGTCCCAAAGGTGCTGCCACGAATTGTGTCCCATAACCCTCATAAGCTCATCACTGCCTTGGAGTATTTTTCCCAATCCAAGCCTAACTCTAATGCAATCATACGCTCGATGTTGGTTGCGAAGAAATGCTCTTTCCGGTAAGGTGCATCGGGATGGTTCCCAGGCTCGGACTCGTCACCCTCTGGCCGGTTCTTCTCGTATTCGATGTCGAAGGCGCTCACCGCTTCGTCTGTGATTCCGCGCTTGTTGCAGAGCCACACCTCGACAAGCTCATGGATGGCAACAAGGAACGCATAGTCATCATTGCCCATGTCGCTAACCGAAATGCGCAGCGATCCTTCGGGAAGGTTTTCCCAATCCCCGCACGTCTCGTAGCGTTGCTCAGAGTGCGGTATCGTTCTCAGTTGAATCTTCATACTCCTCCACTCGCTTCCCGATGTCAGACCTGTACTTCTGCCCCGCGATTAAAAGATTGTCTTTGATATACTCGATCAACCCCTCGCGCACCTTGGCAATCTCCTCACCAGTTGCGGTCACGGTCAGAAGGTAGCCGCTCTTGGTTGCGACCTTGTAGCCCTCCTCGTCCTTCTTGAAGTTATAGAGGTGGACATGTTTCTTTTGGTCTGAATCGAACTCGTCAACAGGTTTCCCATCCTTGAGAATCCAAAGCCGCTCACCGATACTGGTTGCTTCGTCGTCTACGTCGGCCTCTACAGGGAACGGCTTGGCCGCGACTACGATTACCATGCCCCATCCCTGGAAGAGCGGCACGGGGCGATTCTGGCCTTTGGCGACGGCCTCTATGAGCTTTCCTGCACCGCTCTCCATCGCCTCACAGAACTCATAGGCTGTGCTTGGAACGCCGAACCTGCACGTTGGTTCAAGGGCGACGATCTTTCCCTCGTCAGTCACGATGCAGTTGATGTCGAACACGCCCCGGAATCCGATCTTCTTCAACCTGGCTTTGATAGCAGGGCGGCAGATCATCTCGCGGAACAGTTCGTTTTCTTCTGTGCATCCCCAGAACGTCGTGCCCATCTCTCCGGTCGTTTCGCCCGTGTTGCCGTCCGCTTCTTTCTTCTCCTCGAAGTTGAGGAAGCCGGTCACCTTACCCTGCGCGTCGCGCATCCAATCTGAGCCGTTGAAGAAAGCCGAGGCCGCAACTTCCAGCCCCTCCACTACCTCCATAATGTCAAAGTCGATAGGGCCAAAATGCGACTCGTTCCACTTCTTCTTTAGCTCATCCAAGTGGTAGAGCATATCTGAGCCATCATCGAACTTGCCCATGTGGGAGAGAGACTTTGGGGCGTTCCCGTTCTGTTTGAGAATCCAGCGCCGGCCTGAGTTCGCCTTCACAAACTGACTGGCTGATTCAAAGTCTTTGAAGTTCTTCGACTCAACCTGATCGAATCCAGCCTCGGCGAACCAATCCTGTCCCGCTTGGCGGTCGTTCTCCAGCCTATCGCCTTCCGTGCATCCGCCGAAAACGGATTCGCCTTTCTCGCGCAACCATTCTTGCAAGTCGCCAAAGGAGCATGAATCGAATACCCACACGTACCCCTTTCCCATGTAGCGATACCAGTCATCAACGTGTATCAGAATCCCGTCTGCGATCTTGTCATAGTCTTTATTGGCAACGTGGAACACAACCTCGTGGCCCTCCACATCTTGCAGGTGTATGGCGAGGTCTGCGATCTCTCCGAATTCGGTGTAGAAAATGAATTTCAACGATAGCCTCCGCGGATGGAGAACTTCCGCCCCTTATTCTTGGTAGGCACGTTCTCCTGCATCCCAGGAACGCTCTTTTCGATGGTCTGCTCCAGGTTGGTTGGTTTGCGCTGCTTATTCTGCGGATCTTGCATCTGAGCAACCCGGCGCACATCTGGCGGGACAATCAGACTCTCAATCAGATCGTCGAGGAATAGACCGGCGGAATCAGCCGTGCGCGTAGCCTCTCCCAACCGTGTTGCTTCTTCGAGGAACGGTACTTTCTTGGCCGTGCCCAGCGCCGCCGCCGATGCACCCGCAACAAACCCGCCGCTTTTTCCCTTCATCGTATAGGCATCGTTGACCCGCCGCATCGTCGCACCCATCTCGAATACCAGACCAACGGGGGTGTGTTGAATCCAGGGGGGAACATCTACACCGCCGATAGTGAGTGTTTCAGCCTTCTTTTCCTTCTTTTCATCTCCCGGCTGATAGAATCCTGTCGATTGGATGAATCCAGTTGAAGCCCCGGCGTAGTACCCCATTGCCAGCACTGCCAGACCGATGCTGCCTTTTTTCAGAGAGCGCATGATATTGTCGGCTTCATGCCCGGTCAGATTCTTGAGGCCGTCTTTGGATACCAACACGCGCAAGGCATTAATGCTACCCGTAACTGTGCCTGCCGCAAAAGTTCCCGTCTCGGCAACGATGTTGGTTGGAACCTTGACAATCGGCAGAACAGTTTTAATCATGAACTCGGTCGATTTTCCGCTCAATCCCTGCGAATGGAATTCACCCATCAGCATCCTGAATCCGGTATTGATGAAGTTCTCCTGCATGAAGATGGCTCGGTTTGCGTCGGTATACGCATCCGCAGCCATCGTTGCCTGGACCTTGGGATCGTTGATGTCGAGATGGTTATCAAGTGCCCATTGCGCCCGCTTCTCCAGAGAGCGGAAGAACTCGGCCCGTTTCGGCAATACTTTGAGAGCGCCGTGCAGATGGCCGAAGAAGTCCAGTGCCTCTGGCGGCAGTGTTCCCTTTTTCCCGTAGAGGTAGTCGAGAGACGTTTTTCCCGTCTTGACCGCTTCCTTGATGTCCTGATACGTGGCTTTCTCGAAGAATTGCCCGAATGCCTTAGCCTCTGCCGAAATGTTCAATCCGCCGCCCTCGCGCGGGGCTTTCTCTGCGATGTCAGACAGACCAGGCATCTTGGACAGCACTCCTCCGATAAGCTCTTCGATTGGAGTTGTGCCGAATCTCATCATCGCAGCGGTAGTCAGTTTGCCTAGCGTGTTGACGCTCGACAGCAACACGGCCCGCCGCCACTTCTGAAAGATCGCCGCGCCCTTTTCGAGCGGAGTTCTCGCAGCGAGTTTCTGCTTGTGAATCGCGTCGTCCACCTGCCCCTTGAGCTTCTCCGACTGCGCTTTCAAGTCCTGAGCCTGCTGGTCGAGGACAGTCTGCCCGCGAGTAGGCTTGGCAAAGTCTCCGGTATCGAGTTGCTTCTGGAGGTCCGCAATCCTCTTCGTGATACGCGTCTTGTACGCTCGGAGCGCCCTCGTTGCAGGGTCAGCTTTCTCTCTGACTTTCATGCTGTCCAGAGTTTCCCTAAGGGCATCTCGCCGTGCTTTCAGTGAGGCGGCCTCCTCCGTGTCTGGACCTTGCATCTTCGCCGGAGCGGAAGTGTCCCGTTCCTTAATCCGTCTCTCTAGTTCGGCGATGCTCTTTTGAAGAGCTTTAGCCCGCGCCGCCTCCTTGGTGCCTCCCTTGTCGATGCTTGCCGATTTCATTTCATCAAACGCTTCGCGCAGAGAATCGCGTTGCTCTTTCAGGGAATCAAGTGTTTCCGTGTCCGGACCTTGCATTCGCTGAGTAGGAGATAAATCCTTATCCTTGATTCGCCTGTCTAGTTCGGAAATCGACTTCTCTACAGCCTTTTGCCGCGCCGCTTCTCTCTTCCCACCCTCATCTGTCTTTTCTTCGACAGGCTCTTCTTTCTTCATTGCCTCATCAAGTTGCTTCCGAAGTTCCTTGACGCGCTCAGACGGCTTGCCGGGGGCTTTGCCCTTCGCCGGTTGCTCTCCAGATTCCGCATCCTCGATAGCAGAAATGAGTTTGCCCTGCTTCATCGCCTCGCGTAGCTGGACCTGTACTTCATCCTTCGTCCGCTCAGTCGCTTGCCGTCCGTACTGAGAGATGTAATCCCGAATCTCCCGCTTGCTGATTCCCCGCTCTTGGAGATTCGAGTGGATTTCGTCTACGATCTGCTCGATTGTCGTCAAACCGTCTTCGATGTGGCTGACTGCCAACTTGCCGAATAGCTCGTAGAGTTTGGGGTTGAGCATGGGGTTCGCGCTCAACTGCCCCGTCAACTCCTCATTCAGCTTCTTGTAGAGAATATCCCTCTCCGCCTTTCGGCTCTCCTTGGTTGCCGTGCGCTTCTCCGTGCGCTCGGATAGCCCCTTGCGTATCTTCTCTACCGCACGCTCCGCTGTCTGCTGTTTCTTCGTCTCCTCGTAATCGTCGATGCGCTTGTTGGCTTCGTCGAGTTGCTTGGTGAGCGTTTCCAGCGTATTGCGAAGCTCAGGCGATACCTCACCATTAGGGCTGGCAACACGCGCCCTCTGTAGGACATTGGCAAGCGAGTAGTCTTGCTTAATCATCATGCGACGTGCAGCGAGAGCGCGGCCCGTCTCCGTACCAGACCTCCGCGCCGCCTCATCGTTCGTGTTCATCGCATCCTCGACTTTAGCGAGTTGCGCTTTGCCCCGCGCCTCCATTGCTTCGTCCCCGGATGCGCGGGCCGCTTCGATGGTGTTCATGGCGGTTGCGTGTTGGTTCTGGAGCTTCATGCGGTCGTAAATCAAGGCCGCGGCTTCCTCGTCTGTGTGCGGGCGGGGATTGTCGGCCAACTCTTTAGCCAAAGATCGCGGGTCAATCGTTCCCTCATCGACTGCCTTTTTCCCAGCCTCAAAAGCCGGAGTCTGTCTCGCTTCAACTTCAACTTCCGGTAATCCACGCTCGGCACGTTCCGCTTCTGTGACCTCGTTTTTGATGCTTGTCTCGCCTTTGGGAGCGTCGGCAGGCGCTTCGGCTTCCGGTGTCTTGCCGGGAATACCGCGAAGCTCATTGTCGATCTTGTTCATTACCTCCATCGGGTTGTCTGAAGGTTGCTCCCCAACAGCGCGGCGGGCTGCTTCCGATGCCAAGTCCGCCGGGTGTACTCCGTCCCTGGCGTACAGGTCCATCGATTTTTCTTGCAAATCGGAAGATGCTTTCTTTGCAAAAGGAAGATTCCCAACCGTAACGTGCATCAGGGCCAGCAATGCGGCGTTGCTTGCAAAATCTCGCGCGGTGGGAACCTTCCCCTCAAGCAAACTTCCGACCGTGGTCATCGTGGCAAGCTCCGCCGCCGTCTTGTAGGCTCGTGCGCCAAAAACCTTTGCTATCGTGCCCTCAGCCAGCGGTGCCGCTTCCCCAGCGAAACTAAATGCCGTTCCGGTCAATGCGCCTTTGCCGGTCGCCTTGATAACGTCCATTACTTCATCGAACGCAGAGATTTGCTTGCCAGCGTACTTGTCCACAAGCCACTGGCGCAATCCAGCGGTAAGACCAAACCCACCCGCCCCAGCGCCTACCACGCCGCCTGATATGGTTCCAACGACCGGAAGCTCTGCCGTACCCGCCGCACCGCCAGCAATCATACCTAGACCGCCGCCAACAAGGTATTCAGGCAAGTCACCAATCATTGTTCCGAATCCTTCGATGAACTTGCTCACTTCATCGTCAGTTTCGAACGGGCCGGAAGTTCGCCCTCTCAGATACTCTCCAATAATGGAGTCTTGCGTAAGCCCCTTCCAACCCGCCGAAGCGTAGCCTTCAAGCCGAGTGGAGAAATCTTCGTTGAACGCATCCCGATTTTCATAGGTGTAACTGGGCGGCGCTCCGGTCATATGGGAGTACACCAGCGCATCTGTAGCCCGCTGCGCTTGATCGTGGTCTAGAGAGAGGGAAGGAGCAGGTTGATACTGCGTCCAGGGGCCATTGCTGGGCGCAGATGAAGTAGGGGAAGCAACAGGATTCGCGTATTGTTCCCAAGGTCCAGGCATTATTTTTTTACCTGCTCCCAATTCGACATCTGGCCAGGATCACCGCCTTTGAATTTGTATCCATCAACTATGGCTCCTACTTCGGGAGCTTGCCGTGCGGCAGATTCCTGCTTCGCATAAGACTTCATCGTTGTCGGGAAGGCGTTCGTTATGACTTGATTCTCTGCCCATGTACCAATTCTGCTGAAGAATCCCGGTTGTGCTGTGCCAGAGGCAGCGGTTGGCGTGGCGAGTTGCGGGTACACGATCTGGTCAAGGCGGTTCTTGATGTCCTTCTCGACATGAGGACGAACGGTTTCACTGGCAAACTTCAACAGGTCTGTGCCCGTAACCCCCTCTTTTGCCCGTTTGAGCATGGCGATATTGGCCTCGCCCACATCCGAGAGAGTCATAGCACCTTGATTCGCCGCGTCCTCGAAAATCTTCATTGCAGATTGGAAATTAGGATCTGATTGCGCGGAACGCATCTCGACAACATGTAGAGCGTCGGAATACTTCATTTTAGGATTGCTCTTCATCAAATCTGGAATGTCGTTCCTAGTCAGGTATCCAGGCTGTGATCCGAGACGCGCCACAAGTTCGTAACTGTCCTCCGCCGCCTGCTGCCTTGCCAATGCCCGCTCTTGCATATTTGTTGCGCGTGCTTCTTTTGCGTCTTGCTTCATTACTTTGAGAGAATGATCTGCAACTTCTTGAGGTATCCATTTTGGATCGCTCGGATGTAATTCTCTCCTTTGCTTAACTTCGGAAGGAGTCAAAGCTCCACCCTTGGCATCTGTGTTCCCGATCCTGTCGTCAAGTGAATTGAATATCTTCTGGTTTCTCTCCGCGACAATTCTTTTTTGAAGCACATCCCTCTGCTCGTACTCCTCACGGACGTACTTTTTTACATTGGTGGAAAGATCAGGATTCTCATCAACCCTCTTGGCTGCTTGCAGATAATCAATTTCTCCGGTTGACTGGTCTTTGAGAGTCGGATCTTTTGCGTCGCTGGAAATTACAGCATCTCCTATTTTCGATACGTCAATCCGGTCGGAACGACTCAGAGCCCGTTCGTAGGAAGTAGCAAGTTGATCTTGCATCCTTTCGAGAGCATCGGGATCGACGTATCCCTTGTCCTCGTATTCTTTCAGCTGAGCCATCTCCGCTTCCATGATTTCAGGAGCGTTCATTGGGTTAGCGGCGTGGTCTACCTCGGTAGCGATTGTGCGCGATCTGAGGAGTTTCTTAGCCTTTTCACCCTTTTCAGCGCTAATCGATCCGTTCTTCACCATCACATCTGTCTTTGCATCCTGAATAGCCCAGATGCGCTCCTTGCCGTCAATCGTCGGTTCGGTAGCCGCTTCATTCTCTGTGTGGAGTTGGGAATCAAACAGTTGAGCCTCGTTGTAATCTGCGGTCAACTGAGCCGATTTTTTATCAATCAGACCGTTAAACTTGTTCGTCTGCCTGACAAGATACGGTTCGATGTGACGCCACAAGTCAGGCCGGTTCCCGTATTGCTCGGCATACTTTTCCTGCAATGCGGTAGCGGTGTCTTGCTTTAATTGGTCAGCGTGAGTGTAGTCAGTCCAGTTGGCAAGACCTGATTGCGCTTTCTCAATATCCGCACCGATTTGATTCTCCGCGCCAAGCAGAATCCCTTCGTCTTGCGCCTTCTTGATTTTCTGGGCAACCTGAAACCCCATATCCGCCACGCTGCCCATTTGCTCCGCAGCGTTCGCCATTGTCCTGCCTGGTTCACCAGCGATACGGGGGTTCATCTCCGGTGGAGGAGTCAGTGTTGGGGCTACGGCTTGAGGGATTTCAGGCATCAATCACCTACATTGAATCATACATCGAGTTAGGTGCAGATGGCACCGTTCCGTAAGACGACGAGTTCATTGCGCCAGCGGCCATCATTCCAGCCTGCGACAACCCCGAAATAGCTGTGCTGATTCCGCCTATCGTTCCCGACCAAGCCGCCACCTCGCCATAATACTTTTGCAGCGCCGCTTCTTCCGTGCCGGCCTGAGACTCGCTTTCCTGCTCTACTCCACTCTGCGCGGCGGTATGCGCCATCATTAGCAAGGGAGAGCCGGAAGCAATGTCCACTCCAGCCCGCGCATAAGCCGTTGCCTGCTTCCCGATGAGGTTGGAATACTTCGCCTCAGAGGTCTGCATTTTCTGCTGCATTTGGTCAAGCGTGACCTGTGCATTGTAGTCGTAAGCGCCTTTCTGCTCCTGGCCTTGCTCGTACTGGCCGAATCCAGAGGCAAGGCCGCTAAAGGCACTCTCGCCAGCGAAGAGCATCATCAGAGATTGCGGGTCCATCAGCCCTCCTCGGCCACGGAAAGCCGTGGGGTGACACTTCGCAGCGTGCACGGGAACGGGTCGCTATGCACAATTGTGATTGTCGCACCATCTGTCCATTCAGCATCCAAATCGTTGATTACGTTTCCGGTAAACAGAGTTGCCGGACTTCCGGGCGGGAGTGGGTTCGGAGTGCCCTGCGTGTAGTCGATGTTGTAGAGGTGAGTTGAGTCCGTGCCCACCATGCCGCCAACAGATTCGTACATCGAAAGGTTGACGCGAGTGAACTTCTGCCTCTTGCTTTTCGAGGTATTCTTTTGATCGCCGAGCACTGGATTCATGGGTTCAATCGTGGATGAGTAGGGAAGCCCGATGGTGACCTGGTTGGCGTAGGAGCCAAAAACAACTGTGTCCGCCGTCACAATTCCGGTGTAGATTACCGCCTCATCCCCAACCGCCGTGACGTTCTGGCCCATCAGATAGCTCATCCCGGTGACCTGGTTCGTCACCTGCTCAACCGTTCCTCCTCCCGTGTAATCTCCCCATGCGGTTGAGTCGCTGCCTTGAAGCTGGAAGGTATTGCCACTCACGTTGGCCACGGTCCATGCCTGCAAGGGGTTCGTGTTCACCTGAGTCATGCCCAGCACGCCCGCAATGGCTACCGTCTGCCCATTCACGAGCGTATGACCTGGCGCTGTCACGACGGCGGGGTTGGCGTTCGTGATCCCGGTGATATTGAACGGCCCCACTCCCTGCCACTGGAGGCCGCAATTCACAAAGAAAGCGTTCGATAACTGGCCGAACAATTCCTGCGGCATGAAGTATTCCACGAACCGCTGCGTTACGCCGTTGATGGTGCGGTTGACCACCACCACGATCTGATCTTCCTGATTCTGCCCAGAGATAACGGCTACGGACTCAATCAATCCGGCTCCCATATTTACTCGGAACCATGCATACACCTGATCCTGCGTGTTGAAAACCAGACCAATCAACTGACCATCGTTCCGCACACCCCAGTAAATCGGGTAAGGTTCCATACTAAACGCCGTCTGCGCAATTCCTGACATTGCCGCCGAGGTTCCGATGGTGATGTTGCGATTGAGCCGAGTCAGATCGGTATTGTCCCACTGGTTCGTTACGAAGTTGTAGGCTAGAAACGTGACAATCCGAGACGACCGGCTAACAAAGATGGCCGAGCCGTTCACCACTTGCGGCTGCAACGCGCTTACGCCTTCAGAGCTTTGCTGTAACGCGTTCACGTTGGTTTGACTTAGCGAAGAATTGTTAGACCCGGCCACAATCCACACGCCGCCCGATGTGCCGATAACCAGAGCATTAGGTGTTCCCACCATGTTGAGAAGCTGGTTCACCTTATTCGACACGAGGGTATACTGGACGGCGTAATCGTCCGCGTTCGGATCACAAATGAAATCAGGGTAGTCGTCTTGCGTAGAACCGTTCATTTGCGTTGGATTGTTATTGCTTCCGCCAACGCAGAGACGTTCCTGATACAACGCTCCGCAAGCTGGGTAATCTCCAGTCGCCGCGAACATCGCAACCACCTGCACAGCGAACCCGCCGCCTGTGTACTGCTGATAGCTTGAAGAATCAATGCTCGCCCCGGTGTTGGGGTCTTGAGGGGTAAAACTCCATCCAACCCCGGTCACGGTTGTAGTAGTTCCTGAAGAGTCTGTTACGGAAACGGTCACTGACCCATAAGTCATTCCTGAGACAAAAAATTCTCCCTCATTCAGACTTACCAGCCCGGAACATTCGTTGATATAAATTCTGCTTCCATCTTGAAAGGGTTGCGAAGATGGACTTGAAGCCAGCACAATTACGCAAGGATTCGCCTGCGAAATCAAAGTGATGTTCTGGCCGAGCGCGGAGTATCCCGTCTTCACCACATCCAGAGTTCCGCGATACGCAGGTTCGCCCGGTTGCTGGCCGGGGAGAGATAGGCTGTACTGCCATGAATTTGCGCTCAACCGCTCAATTATTCCCGGCGGATAGTTGGGATGGAAAATCCAGAGCACGTCCGCGCTCTGTGTGCTGCAATCGAGAGCGAATAGATCGGTCTCCAAATAGGGAGTGACCAAATCAATCGGTTCTTGCACAGCGGCAACAGGCCCCCAATAAGTAGCATTCCACGCTATAGAAAGACCCAATCCGAGAATATTTGTTAAGATAACTGGAAACTGATTGTATTGATTGGAGGCGACACACTCACCTATCCAATTGAAAGGATATGCGGGAAACTGAAAATCGTATAAGACTGGCAAAGATGTCCACGGGGTTGCATAATAGATAGCGTCTGGAGTAACGCACCATGCCGATAAATCCACATATCCGTATGATGGAGAATTCAAGCTACCTAATGCGCGGATCGCTGCCTGAATTGCGCTGGCGGAGTTATTTGATGCGGTTGTATTTGCCAGTGCTATATTTATAATCTGGTTAGGAGAAACCCCAGACTTGAATACACTCAAAGAGTCGGATGTGTTTATCGAGATGCTGCCAATTCCCGTCAAGGAACTGACTGGCTCCCCATAAGGGATTGAGATATAAAGCACTCCCTTTGTTGTATCCTCAGTGCCGGAGATTCGATCAAACATATACGCAAGATAACTGGAACCGACAAGAACCTTGTTGGTTGAAACGTATGCAGTGGCGGGATTGTAGTTTATTCCCCCAGCGGGGATAACGCTCTGCTCAGCCAACCCCAAAGCCCACGAACCTTGTGTCGCGCCTTCCCACACGCGGCACATCCCAGCAGAAAACTCAAGTACTGCACCCTGCTCTGTCGAGTACTGAAACGGCACAAGACGGCTCTGACCATTGCTGGCCGTCTGCATTATCTCGCTGCCAACCGTCTGCGTTGGCGTGATCGTATAAGCGCCCACGCCGCCCGTCCCTGTGCCGTAGGAGCTCACGGTGGTACCAGAGGCTACCCCACCCCCCACAATCGTCTGCCCGACCTGTAGAACGCCGTAATTGACCGCTGTGACGGTCATGGTCGTGCCAGCGATCGACGCGGTGAACATTGCCCCGCCGTTGGCCGTCGTTCCGGCGAAGTATGTCCCCGGCATCTTCTTCGCGCCGCCCTCAACAAGCGGTACAAAATTCTCCAGCGTCTTACATGCGGAGGAAAATTTGGCGAGGTCGCTTCTGCTTTCGCAGAGACCGCTGATCTCGCCCGTGTTCATGCTATTAATCAACACGTTCGGCATCAGTAGCGCCCCCCGGAATAGCGCCCTGCATGAATCCAGTTGTAATTCCCGCTCTCATCGGCCAACCAGTCGCATTCCTGTTGAGCCGCAGCGGAGTTGAGTGTCGTGAAGTACATCTGCATCATGCTCTGAGCCTTCTTCGCATCCTCTGTGACGGGAACGGCCAATGCAGCAGCCATCCGGTACGTCGCAACATCAGCAAGTCCAGGAGTTATCTGCGTAAAATCTGTAATGAGCCGGATGTAGTTGATGACGATGGGGCAGACGGTAGTGTAAGTATCGCAGTGCGGATAGTTGCTCAGGAGATTGTTGGTATACGAAACTCCATCTGCGCTCAGAACCGCCTCTATGACGTACGGCGCTGCCTCGTGCGGGTGTACTGGAATGTCACGATGACGGAACCATCCATATCCATCACCGCCCCAACCCCACACGGCTCCATCGGCAATGCGGCGCTCTTCCGGTATCTCGCGTGGCTTAACTAGCCTCAAATAATCCGCTGGCAGTGCGTAGGCAAACTTGTATCCTCCCGCTGGAGATTGCGCGTTCTGTTGCAAAGCAACCCGCGTCTTGGCGCACTTCCATTCACGCTCGGATAGCACGCTGGGCCAGATCATATTCCATGCCACATTCGCTTTTATGGCGTTGGGAGTTTGCTCAGTCAGAGAGCCAATAGTCCCACGCGCCCCTAACAACTGCAAACTCATATTGGATATGGACACGGGCGAATAGTTCATCGAGACTCCCTAAAGAAAAGCGAGGACAGGGCAATGCCCCGCCCTCGCCGGTGAATGGTGAACCGTTCTAAGCCGCTGCCGCTTCCAGCCTGGCCTTTTTCGCAGCGCGTCCCTTTGTGAGTGCTGCGACTAGTTGAGCCTTGCGTTCCTTGCTCATCGGCCCCTTCTTGAGTTTCCGCTTGTCAATCTTGGGCTCGACAACTTCCTTGACTGTTGCCGTTGCCACAACAGGCTCATCTCCCGGCTTTGGAGCACGTCCCTCATGGCCGGGATACTGGAAAAGCCAGTCGCCTCTAAGTGTCTTCAAGGTAGCCAGTTGGCTATCCGTGTCGATCTCATAGAGGCCGTCAGGCAACGGCCCGGCATCGGGATTGTACGCTTTGCTGGCCTGACTATCCCAGGCAAACGCAAGGCACTTTGCATGAACAAGCATTATTGCTCTCCTCCAAGCTTCGGTCCCCACCACGAATAGATGGAACCGACATAGCCGTTGTTGGCCGGCGTGTTGACCGCATTCCAGCGCAGGAACTCAAGAACAGAGTTGCCTGCAACCGGAATCCAGTAGTGCGCCCCCTGGACCTGAAGCTGCGCGATGGTCAAAGACCGGGTGGCGATGATCGTTGTGGCACCTGTCGCCGCCCCGGTTTCCACGTTGAAAGCAATGCTGTTGAGCGAGTTCCCGTAAACCGGACCGGAAACGACGATGTGAACGCCGAACGGGATTCCACCATCGCCCACAACTTCGGGCGGATAGGAGTATCCCTTCTCGGTCAAAGACGGGAATGCGGAGATGAAGGGGTTGGATGTGCCAGGGTTCGGCGCTCCAAAGTCAAGCTCCAGGTTGCTCTGCTGTGAGGTTGCTCCGACAACCAGCAAGTCTCCCAAGAGCGCAGGGGTTGCGAGAATGGTTGCGCTAGCTGACAGTTGCGGGTTGCTGACAGTGTAGGTGCCAACTCCGTTTGCGGCGGTAATGGCGGTAATGCCTGTCACGATGGTAGGGCCACCCACGGTAGAGATGTTGGCTCCCGTAAGCGAATCCCCGACCAAAAGTTCAGACCCAGCAGTACCGGCCGTGATGGTCAATACCCCAGTCGTCGCAATCGAACCGGTGAACGATTTGGCGGTGGAAGTGATCGGACCGAAGGCCGATGTTCCAGAGCCGTGAAAAAACTGCATTGCGTCTAAAAGCATGATGACTCTCCTTCTAGCGACATCGGCTAGCTGATGATGGTTTCCGAGTTGGAAATCTTTTCGGCCATAACGACCTGGATTCCCTGGAAGCGCGTAATACGCCGCGATCCCCAGATGTCGCCGGTCTCCGCGTTTTGCGTGTAGTAGCCATTGGTTTTCTGTGAGACCGCTCGGATGTTCATCTGATTCAGAATGGCGCGACTGCACAGAATCACCGTGCCGGGAGCATTACCCGCACCAGGAAGATTGCCCAGGGCCAGAATGAGCATGTTCTCATCGAAGCCACCCGGCTGCAACGGAATCGGGTTCACGTTGGCAACGCGTTGAGCGCAGCGTTCGTCAACGATCTGAAGTCCCAAGCTCCATTTGCACTGAGTGACATACGCCATCAGTGCCCTCGATTGACCGAGAACTCCACTCAGGGCGGTGGCCATTGTCCACGGAACTTTGCCGATGGTGTTGATTTCCAGGCCTGCCGGACTACTGGCGGGGTAGATTGCTTGAACCTTGTCTTTTCCGAATTCGACCGCCCAGATGCTTGTGGCGTTGCCGGAGGTCAGCCCGCCGTTGTAAGCATTCGCAGGCCAGCTTCCGTCTCCGTTGGGAACCGATTCAAGATTGTTGATTCGTGTTGCCAGGCCTCTGATTCCACCAAGATCGGTAGCCGGGTTTCCGTAAAACAATACGGATTCGATTTTCTGCTTGAAGCCCTCGATCTTGTTGCTGATCTGGTCCGACATATACGCCGAGGGATCGGGTTGAAGGTCGGCAAACGCCGCATCTTGAACATCCCAATTTTCCCACATGGCAATATCGTCGGTGATGTTGGTGTTCTTGGAGTTCGTAATCACGGCTGCTTCATTGAACCGGCGCGTTGCAGGAACGTCCAGGTAATCGGTACGCCGAGCGACGTTGAAAAGCATGTTGTTTGCCGGGACGAAAGGCAAGAACTCAAGCAAAGGGCAAGCGCGGGCAAGCACCTTTGCGGGCTGGACAAACTGCGCACGGGCATCCGAGGACGAGTAGCTGTTGATTACATCCGTCATCGTGGTGTAACCGAGTTGCGAGGCATCTGCCATGGCGATAATCTCCCCTTAGAGAGGCCTAAATCCTTGCTGGCGGAAGATTGAATTTACTCAAATCGTATCCGGCCTTAGGCGTTTCCGCCCTCTGCCCTGACCCGCGCAAAGATGAATCCTCTCCGGTTTTTGCGGCCACGTTCAACAGGAAGCGCATCATCGTAGTTCGGTTGGCGCTGCTTTCAGCTGCAAACGCCTTGTCGAATTCGACTTCTGTTTTTCCCCATTGCTTCCATAGCCGCGACACGAGCACTACGCTCGCATCGTATTTGTCGCCCAACTCGGTTTTCAGCGTTTCAGCCGCCTTGGTATTCTCTGCGAGAATCTTGGCGTTGTGCGCTTCCACCATTGAGGTCAACTGAGCATTCAACTTCCCTTGAAGAGCTTGAGCGGTTTTCTTGGGGATACCCTCAGAAAACAAGGTGTCTTCCCAATACTTGTTCCACTCAGGTGCATTCTTCTTCTCAGGGTCTAGCTCATAACCTTCCGGCTTATCGGGCCGTCCGAGTGAGGTGTAGAACTTATCGCGCTCTTCCGGCGTAGCATTCTCGCCCAGTTTGGGGATCGAGTTCGCCAACTTCCCCTCGTACTCTTTGGCTTTGTTCGCCGTTTCGAGATGGGCCTTTGCAAAGTCTCCCACCGTGCGATACGGCTTGAAAGCCTCATTGTCTCTGAGGTCGCTAGGCAAACCCGCTAACCATCCCGGCGTCTGCGTCTGCTGGTTGCCCGTGTTCCCGGTCGTTTCACTTCCCGCTACGGGTTGATCGACAACAACTTCATCTGCCATTTACTGCTCCTTCAAAAATCTTTGGGCCAAGAAAAGACGCGGAACCGAGTGATCGAGCACTCGATTGCCGCGTCTGTCTTACTTTCGCCGCTCTCAGTCTGGCCGGACTCTGAGCGGACCCAAATTGTGAAAAACCAAACTCTATCCGTTCCTGAGCATCACACCGCCGTTGTTCCCGGTATGCACGATTTCAGACATACTGCCGGTTGCGGCCAGGAATGGAACGACTGCGGTATTGGTTGGGTTTCCTGCGATCTGTACGGTGACGCTATAGGTCGCCGTCGCCAGATTCCAGAGAAAGAAGTGATGCCCCGGCTGGCAGGTGGGGAGAACAATCGTCACAGCCCCGGTCGGGGTGATGGTGATGAGGGAGGCTCCGGCCTGCTGCGCATTGAGAGTGATGGTGCTGGCTGCTACGGTTCCAAGGTCAAGCTCGCCATATGTCTCAAGACTCGCCTGCGTCTGAGTAGATTTGGCGACAAACCCGCCGCGCTCCGTGGGAATGCGGAGTGCATCCGCTCCCGGCCAGTTCACACCGCCATACGTTGGACTTGGATTCGCCACTTCAACCCTCCACGATTCCTATTAGAGCATCCACTTCGCTCATTGTACCGCTCATCCTGGCAATTGCAATAGCCACATTGTACTCAATCCGCTCCACTTCGTTGTTCAATGGAACCCCGAAGTGATTTGAAACGAGTATATCACCAAGCACTTTCCGACCCTCAGTCGAGCTAAACACGCTCCGGTAATACTGCTTCATTTTCTTATCGGCAATCTGTCTGGCGTCTTCTTCCGGCGTGTAGTCAATCATTCGCCTGGCTCCTTACCGCCGCCCATCATGGTTTTGAGAGGGCTGTCCGGCTCTGCCGCCTTGCCGGCCAGTGCCGCCGCCTTGGCAATCTTAGGTGCGTTCTCAATCTGCTGCTGCTTCTCCTGCTGCTTCTGAGCCATCTCCCGTATCTGAGCAATGGCCTTTGGGTCACGTAGGCACGTTGCTGGACCGCCTACCGCGTCCCATGCCTCGCGCACCATCTCATCCGTGTCGAGAGCGTGCATGGCGAGAGGATCGAACTGTGTGATTGACGTAATCAGAGCCACTCCGGATTGAATCGCCCGGACCTTCGTTACCCTGGTCTGTGCCTGAGACAAGAGGCCCAGATATTGCACCTTGATTGGCTCATGCTCGGAATCTTGAAGAATTTGCGGAACTTCAGGAATGCGTCCTGCCCTTGCCTCAATGTCGAACACCCTGGCAATCATGGGGTTGAACCCTTCCGATTGCAGGTTACCGACAATGGTTCCGAGCAGCGCCGCCTTCTCGGTCATCAACTCATTGATTTGCGCCGTCACCATACGCTCAGTGGCACCGCCCTGCGCCAATTGCGTAAGCAGGGTGAACACATCTGTGTGGAAGTGCTGGTTGATGATCTGCGCAACTTTGCCCTGATACTCCGTATTGAACGGAAGGTTTTGGACGCCGGTCGTTAGAGGTTGCGGCATGATCTGGCGAATGTCGCCACGGTTGGTTGGGATGAATGTAAAGCCGTTCGGGCCACGCTGAATCTTTCCCCGCTGGTCCTCATACGCCACCATCGGAGGTTCAGCCGCTTTCTGGGCAGTAATCAGATTGGTTCTCCCCATCTGATTGTCCAACGCGATGGCGACCCAAGCATCGTGCGCCGGAGAGCGACCGTAGGATTCGTCTGAATTCTTCCTCCATCTCCAACTCAGTATCGGCATAGAGTCGTAGCCGCCCTCGGACAGCATCTTCAATCCCTGATTCCCGTCAGCGCCGAGAATCTTGCCTCCCTTTCGATACACCCAATCGGATGCCCATTTCTTTCCCTTGGCATCTATGCGCCCAGGGTTGTAATCCTTGCGGGGATAGACCGCATGGAGAACTTCGCGCTGCTCGTGCATATTGCTTTCGTAGTCATGCTCGAAGTTCGTATCGGCCTTCTTCATTTCGTCCAAGCCGAACTGCTGAACGAACTGCCGAAGCGTCATTTTGTAGACGCGATAGTTTGTGTCGACCTGGCCAAATCGGTTTTCCGCGATGAAGCATTCCCGGAAATGGGGAACGGTGAAAATGATGGTTGCCGTCGAAACATCTTCTTCTATCAGCAAGTGGGCCGTACCTGGAGCAGACCCATCACCGATGAATTCCGGCACTACATCATAGAAATTGCTTCGGTTGAACGCTGAATACATCACGTCTTGGCAGTCTTGAATCCACCGCTGGACTTCTGGGTAGGAATCGACTCGCTTTCCGGTCCATGCTCTCATCCGGCTTGTGCACGGGAAGTTTAGTTTGCCGGGAAGTTCCAGTCCAAACCAAGGTTGATTGCGAGAACAGAGATACCCCACCATACCCTTGACCAGAGTGTTGTGGGCAAGCATGGCGGAGTCGGCGAAAATCTCTAATCCGGTGGGCTGGCCGGGCCACAAATCCTTGTCTTGCACGCCCCGCCTGCCGTGGTTGACGTACATGATGATGTTGTCCACCATCCATTCCCACGGAAGTCTTTCTTGTGCAAGCACTTGTAGATATTTCTGAGCATCCTTGGCTCGTTCGTCGGCGGAGCGGTCGTTGAGCCGGGAGGGTGCATATCCCCCGGAGTACATATAAGGCGAGGCTAGACCGACAGAAGCCATTATTCCCCCAATGTCGCTTTCCCTACTGTAGCATTACCGCTGGTCATCGGGCTTTGCAACATCGTGCTTGCCATACCCCGGCGCTGTGTCAATGCCTGAGCCTGAGCCAAAGCCGACGCCTGAGCCGCCTGAGCCGTCTGTTCATTGGTTTGTGCCTGAGTGGGAGCCACGGGTGTGGAAGGCTTGCTGACATCCGCATAGATGCCCTCACCAACAGCCGCTGCGCCGATAATCAATGCCGCTGAAATGCTTCCTGCCATCCTATTCTCCCGTAACCACTATCGTATCACCGCTTCCATCGCGGCGAGACATCAACTGATCGGACTCTGCAAAGACTTCATCCTCAGCCTCTTCAACAGTTCCAAGAGCGGTCGGGTAAATCATCGTCATCTCAACCGGCCCATGAGTCCAAAAGAACTGCTTCCGCCCCGCGCATCCGGGAATGACATTGTATCCAGTCAGCTCAACCCTTTGATCGCCGATCAACACTGAACAGTCTCCATGAACGATAAGAACAGTTGCCAACTTGATAAGCGAACCCATCATCTTTGTCCCCGGTTGGAGACGAATGGTTCTTGCATACATTCCGCCGTGGAATAGATGTTCTGTGGCGAGTTCGATCTGGGGGTAAGAGAGGATGATTTTGTTGATTTCGTTCAGTTGCTCGAGAACGGCTGGCGAAGCCGGGAACATGGCAATCGGTAAAGGTGCCGTCAATGTGCTCATAGCCACCTCGTAAACATGGTATGGCTGGCCTTGCAACCGGGGCGATGGGACAACACCACATCCAAAGGACTTCCTACCCTGGCGGTGTACAGCAGGGCCACACATCCATTCCTGATCGAGAAGCTCTCGACGGTAGACAGCAGGGCATCTGCGGTGCCAAGTTTCCTGTGAGACGGCAGAGCAAACAGACTTTCTATCGTGGCTATTCTCTTTCCATTGTGCGGCATAACGCCTGCAACCACAGAGACAAATCCTACAAGAACATCATCCGAGTATGCGCCAAAGCAGTGAAGCGCCCCTGAATTCTCCATCGCGGCGTATATCTGGCGCTGTGGGTTGTAGTCGGGCATCACGCAGTCTTTCGAGTAGGCGTCCAACAGTTCTGCCGAGTTGGGAGCATCGAGAATGTCTGCATAACTGACTGGCTTTATCTCAAGCATTGGCGCTCCGTAACCCATAGCTTAGGGGATTGTAATCCGTTTCGCTTCGTGCCGCTAGGAATTGAGCGATCAAATCATTCTTCTCGTTCGGCGGTGAGTAAACCGGCTGCTCCAGGCAGAGGTAGCGAACTGTGTCCGCAAAATCCTTATATCCCTCTTCCGGTTTATCGGTTCCCGCCTTCCACTGATAATTAAACAAATCCTGAGTCGGGCCCCGTTCACCCCGGCAACCTTCCTCTGCGAACAGCAGCGCCGGAACATCTTTGCTCTTAACGGCGGAGTAGTGATTTTGCAAGTATTCTTTCACCCGCTTGTGCCCCAGCGCAATGTCTCCTGCCTCGGAGTGCGAAAGCCGGATGCGTCCGATTCCCGCCTTTTCGAGTTCATCTTCCCACGAGGTATCGTTGAGCTGCGTCCGCGCACCGTACTTTGCATCGAGAACTACAAACGCCGGTTCATAATAGTTGTGTTCTGCCCGTTTCACTTTGACCTGTCGTGCGATCTCTTCCACATTCCCGTTTGCCAAAAGATACGCATAAACGTAGATTCGATTTGCCGGTTTCCCATTTATTGTAATGTCCTCTGGGCTTACTGCCGCAAACAGCCAGCGTGTCGGGCGGGCGTCGTGTGGATCAACTGCCTCAATCCGCATCCAATCGGAGGGTATTTTGAAATCCTTGTAGAGATGCACCGCACGGTCGAGCGTCTTGTATACCAGCCCGCTGAGGTGGCCTTCCTTACCGCCAATATGTGCGTCATACTCCTCTGGATCGGTAAACAGTTTGGCGTACTCTTCTATGCCCGCCCGTGGAATGAAACCCATGATGAGGCCGCACTTAGGGCAATTGTTTACCGGGCGCTCCCCGTGGGGATCAGCCATGTTCACAGGGTCGTTTTCCGGAATATACTCGTCGCACTGCCGGCAATAGTCCTGGCAATTGTCCCAGGTCGTTCCGGTAAAGATCGCAATCTCTTGATCGTCCCCGCCTCCGTTGAACGCCTTCACGGAGAACATATCGTAGAAGTAGGGTTCGCCGTAGAGCGGGGTCATGGCGAACCAGGAGGGAGCGTTGGTCGTGACCTTGCCGCGCTCTGCCGCAATTAGTACATCTTGCGGGGGAGGCTCGTCCCATCCGTAGTGGTCATAGTCGATTCCAAGAAATGAGTCTGCCAACTGGTTATACGAACGGACGTGGAGGGTTGAACCGCAGGCCTGTCCCGTGTAGTCGTACTTCAATGTGACCGACTTCAATGCTCCAGTCGTGTCCCGCTTCCAATCCGGTGCGCAGTGTGCCGGGATGAGCATGGCAAGCTCAGGCTCGATCTTTGCCGACACCGACTGAGCCATCGTCTGACATCCCATGAACCCCTGGTTGGGAACACGAATCGAAATCTTGTAGTCTGGATCGTCCGGCCTAAGCCACGGCCTGAATCCCATGGCGTGAGCTATTGATTCGCAAACACTTATCCTGGTTTTCCCGACCTTCTCTCCAGGCTTGAGGATGCGCCGTCGAGGTGTGCGCCCGTACTTATTCTTGATTCTGATGAACGGGTCTTGCACCCGGTTCATCCGCAGCATCCCAAGGCGCATCAACTGGTTCGCGGTTGAGACTATCTTGGAAGGCTCGATCTTCCCATCAGCGCCGACAAGCCGAGCCAGCACGTCCGGCTGTTCGCGCTTTCCCATTACTCCTCCGGCGTGTACTGGATGTTAATAACATCGGCAGCAGTCCCGATTCCATACCACTGGTTCAGGTTGATCGCACCGCTGGTGAACGGGCCGATGATTGTCGGGTCAGCTGTAGGAGATGCCACCTTGACAGGGATTCCTGTAGTTGTGGCAACTGCCGAAGAGTCTCCAATGTACGATGCCGACGCCCCCTGCCAGGCTTTTAACTGCATTGCACGTATGGGTAGAGCAGTAAATCTCGTAGCTCCCGCCCCTAATGTCACAGTCAACAATGCCATTTCATCACCTCACTGGCAATCTTAACACTTGCGGCGGGGGTGTCTAGGATTCAGACTCGCCCCGCCGGTTATTCCCCGGAGGATGGGGGAAGGGTCACTGAGTTTGCGCGAACGCGATTCCGGTAGGGAACGTGACCGGAGGAGCCGAGGGCGTGATGGTCGCGCTCAAGGAACCAGACGCGCTGGTAGCGGTGTAAGCGTAGGCCAGAGGCGTGGTAGTGTTCTCCACCCAGCCAGCAGGCAAAGCGCCGGTCACGATCAGGCCAGTAGCGTCCACGGTGGGCACCACTGCCGGGTAATTGCTGGTGACTGCGAACACAGTGTCAGCGGGATAAGTTGCGCCGGACGGTGCGAGAACGCCGGTAAAGACTTGAGTGTTTCCACCGATGGTAGGATTCATTGTGATCTCCTTGAAACATATACTGGTTGGGAATGAACGGTTGGGATGGCGCAATTCATGCAGTTCGTGCAAGATGCGCTCCTGTGACTCTTCAATGCTTTTCAGGCGGCGGTCGATCTCCCGCTCCACTGCATATTCCAAATTACCGCAACGCGGACAATGGCTCATCGACTTCCTCCTGATTCACAATACACCCCTAATACTTCTTGTCGCTCATCCCTTACACCCCCTCGTCAGAAATTCACCTTGCACTCTTGGCACCGATGCCCGCTGCCCCAGGCCCCCTATTCAACACCCGCCGCCTGTTGCTCGGCAGTAGGCGGCGTTGAGCTTCCCGTGTGGGCACTTCTCGAACGGGCTACCCGTGGGTCGAGGTTGAGGTAATCCAGCAGGTGCATCTCCTCGGCAAGCCAATTCACTCCGCACGGCAGGCAACGGATGTAATCGCTCCTTAGAACCATGGCCCTTCCGCAAAACGGACACGGAGGCTCGGTTCCCACTTCGCTGAGTCGGTCCAGCCGGTTCAGTTCCTGATCCTCGTATGTCAGCATTCAATCTCCTCCGCACAGCCCAGCTAAGATCACACCCATGCGCCTCGCCCTCGACCCGCAACTCGTCTGCTAGGGATTGTGGGACACGAACTGCGATTCGGACCATGCTCATATAAATATTGTGCCACAACGTCAGACAATGTGCAACACCTTTTTGCGGAAAATTTCATGGGCGTCTTATGTAACGCGTTGCCCACCCCGGCCGCATTTGGGGTCATAGGGGGTATCTGAGGCTCTCTTTTCTCCTGTCGCATTGATAATAAAAAGCGATACGAATTCTATCCGAGGATTCGAACCGGCTTGCAATCCTATAAGGAATCAATATCTTACCAGATGAAGAGGCCAAAGTACCCCCAAATGTACCACCCCACGATGCCGCTGCCCAGATGATCGCCGGCTGCTTGGCTATCCATATAGGTGGCAACACCTGGACCTGGTGGCTATCCATATATATATGCCGATATCGTGGACGCTTGCCCTCAAGTACCTGATAAATCGAATGATAGGCGAAGATGGACGCGCTACAAGCCCCGTAGACGCATCGCTTAGCACCTCGGTGAGCCTATCCTATAGCTGTTTTGGCCCTGCATCCCGCATATCTCGCGCCGCCTGAACGAGGTCAAGTAGAACAGATACATTGACTTGCGTGGCCTGGCCGCGTATCGTCCGAGCCTTGTCTTCCCAGATACCGGCAGCTACAGCCAAGTCCCGAATCGCCGTTTTTGCCAGCTTTGCATCTGTCACCGACATAAGCGCTCTATGCTGTAAAGCGTCGAATATATTGGCTTTATCCTCTTGAAATTGGCGCAGATCGTCCTGCGATTGCCTCTTGCCTAAGAACCGCTTTAGTACCCTATGTACATTAGCCGGATCACAGCCTACAGCTTTGGCAATCTGTCCTTCACTCAGCTCTGGGTAATCCAATTTCATTTTACGAATGCTTCTCGCTGCCCCTGTATTAGCACTACTGACCCGTGCCTTGACGCTTTGCTTGTCTGTGACCTTAGGTTCCATGTGGTCATTTTACCTCAAGAAGAGCATCTAGAGTCCATAGACACGATTGCCTGCGACTCTATCGGCGAAAGGCTAAAATCAGCGGCTCGGATCGTGCGATATTACACGGCCTGTTGATTTCCTGTCAGGATAGTCTGCAAGTAATAGATAGTATTGTCGTTAAAATATAGTATGAAACAGTATTGACACTTAAGACAGAGTTCGACTACTGTAGGTACATCAGCAAGGGGAGGTTACACAATGATAGCTTCGATTCTTGACTATGTTGGCAAGTTCCTACCGCGTGAGACATTGGTGGCATCTCAAGGCTTACAGGCCGCTGATTGCAGTACGTCATCGTGCGCGCACGAACCCTTGCTAGAGCTGGACGGAAAGAAGATTGTTGGATCGCATCGCTGTAAGCACTGCGGCTTGAATAAGAGCTATTGGAACGCGAGGGAGCTATGACCATCCTCCGCTTCATTCTCCGCTTGCTCTTCCGTGGATGCATCACAGAGCCACATGATCCCGTTGCTGAGTGGTCAGTGATTGCTTACCCTGCCGTCTTAACCGCTGACCAGTGCCAGGATTTGAACGCCGAACGCTGGCAAGACTGAATCTCGTGGAATTACAGGAATTCCCGGCGCGGATTGAAACAAGCGAACGGACAACATCATCAGTAGAAAGGTTATCAAAATGAAAATCGATGAATTGACAATAGGTGAAGCACGGCAATT